AAAATCTTAGCATTACCAACAAGCTTAGCTGGATTCTTAGGAGTGAACTCACCTTGACTGTATTTGCTCATGCCGGCCACAACGGTTCGTTAATTTTGTAATCTTGCCATTCGGCTAATATGTCTGTCCTTATAAATGGTTTACGTGTATCTGTTGCATAGTATACGAACCCAACCGGTTGACTATCATACTTAGTTCTGTCTGACAACAATCCGGTAGCATCCCACGGTGTTACAGCCCTGGCTATGCTACCTCGTATCATGGGATTGTTTGACCAATTGGGTGCCACATTTAATCCGGCATACCCGTATTGACTTGTTTTATTTTTCAAATTATTGATAGTACCCATGAACTGATCTAATAACACACCGTTGCTCAATAATTTAGTAACTGGTTGTCCGGATTGAACACAATAATATGTTGCAAGGGTTGCTAATACTTCTACTAGTTCGGGCGGTCCACCTTGAGCGCCAAACAAACCTTTTGCATAATTATATATATCTGTCCTCACAGATGTTTGATATATAGCCGGGGTAGCATTTAACGACCTACTCTCAGTATCGTTACTTTGAGAGATAGGTTGTCCTGTGCTTGCATCAACAAACTGATAAGTGCCATCAACATCTGCTAATATAGTCGAACCATTGTTTAGCGATAATTGTGTTTGTATATTTTGTTGAACTGAATTATTTGTTGCCATTATGCGTTTCCGTAATTCCATGCACCGGACGCAGCTAATTGACTACTTACTACCGGTGAGCTAGATAGTGTGTTAGTTGATACAACCTGCGTTGTTTTATCTGGCAATGCGCCACCCGGTATGCCTTGTATATTTGGAACATTGTTAGCGTTGTTTGCATAACTATCTGCATTACCTGCCAATGGCTGTGATGAGATAGATGCATTCTGCGACAGGAATGCTTGCGTTGCTGCATTGTTAAGTCCCATGTCTGTCATGACACTGCTGGTCGAATTAATAGGGGTTTGCGCCGTTGTATTATTTGTTAGGCTTGCATATGTTGTTAACACGCCGGGTCTGTTCTTGGTTGGTATAATATTTGCCACTCTTGTATCAACTGGTTCGTTGACAGGATATTCGGCATCAAATCCAAACATGCTAGCCATGTCAACAGTAATGTCACCTTCATCTATATACTCTAATGCCTCATATCGTAAAGACATTGTTACTTCGTCTGTGTCTGAACTACTCGAATCGTATTGTTCCCAATCGATGCTAGCAATCTTCGGATTAAGGTAATTGACCTGGGTAAATCGTTTACCAAATATACTGTATAGTTCAAGACGGTTGAAAAAGTATATGTCATTTGATACTGGTCGTAGACCCCAACCAGTGCCATCATTAAAAGTTGGGGCTGTTACAGGATCGCCCATACTACCCGATTTTAATGCTCGCGAATCACCGAAGTAATACAAGAAATAATCTTTCCATAACGTCAATGGTTGATTATCAACAGTGTCATGCATTCGTATTGTTAGAGGTGAGTATTCAACTTTAGTATATGCAAAGCGCTTACGATTGTATTGGTTAAGTTCTGTTAAACTTAGATCTAGCTTTGGCTTGTCAATGGTCTTAATTTTAAAACTAACGCCTTGTTCAAAATTACCAAGATTGGATAACCATGGATATATATTCTGTGCTGCTGGGTTTGGAACAAACCTTGCATAGAACATATACTTTGAACGGGGTATAGCTGTGAGTCGTTGGCCCATATGAGCCGTGCCGTAATATCGCGACGCCAACTGTCGGTTACGTAACATAATGCTTTTATCGGGCGGGACGGGTACTACCATAATAATATTTATCCACAAAAAAGGGCTAATTAAAGCCCTTTCTTGCAACATATGTTCTATGTATATATTAAGCGTTGAAGCCGCGTGCGCTAGGCAACGGACGTCTTGGCATGATGTTCGAATCCTGCGTAGCGTTATCAAAGCTCATTGTAAGTGTAATCTGCATAGGATCACTTGATGAATAATCAAACTGATCATAGCTAACTGTTTCTAAGAAGCAACCTTCTATGTACCAATTTTCTAATGGTTCGTTAGCAATACTACCATCCAGGGTAGATATCTGCATCTGGAACTTATAGTTGATGCCTGCTTCGAAACTTGTTTGATCGTAGTGGTTCATCTGCTTCTGAAGTTGTGCAGCAACTAAGCGTGAAACACTGTTAGTAACATCGTCACGCAATACAACTTCTAGTGTCTGCCATTCTGGCTTCTGTGGAATGTATACAACGTTGTTATAGCTGTGAAGTGAATTTCTGTTGTGTTGAATGCTCGGGCGTCCTGCTGACACAACTTGTGAAGTTAAATCAGTCTGGGCACTTGGGTTAATAGTACCGAAGTTTTGGGTAACGACCCTGAAACGATACTTTAGCTTGGGCATTAACAATCCGCGCCCGGATTGGCCTGTTGCTACCGGTACGCCAAACTTATCTAATGTTGGACCTAATGATGCCATTTTGTAGTCTCCATATATTGCAACTGTATTTATATCAACTAGCCAATTAAAAATGGGGCAGCAAATTGATAGAATGCAACGAATCAGCTATACTTATATAGTGGAGTCACCTTATGCAATTTGTCAAAATACCCGATAGCTGGACATTATTTATTTTCCAAATAATGGCACATACAGCATTTGTTTTTCAATTATTCTACGGATCTTGGTACCATTGGGTGTTAAGTATAGCCGTATATTTCCTCACTGGATGCTTTGGTATGACAATGACATACCACAGATTACTAAGTCATAAAAGCTGGAATGCACCATCTTGGTATGAAAAATTTGGAACATTGTGTGGCACATACGGGTTAGTTGGTAGCAGCATAGGTTGGGTAGCTGTACACCGTGAACATCACCATCATACAGACGACGAAAAGGATCCACATAGCCCTAAACATAAGGGATTTGTGTCAGTGCAATGGCTAAGCATGTTCGAAAAGATAAATCCTAAATATGCGCTGCACCTTATTAAAGATCCGTTTCATATGTTTCTACACAAATACTACTTCTTTATTCACACGGGTATATTTGTTGTGTTGGGTCTTATAAGTCCAATGTTATTAGTAAGTGTGTACTTAGTACCGGCTGCCATGTTATGGAATGCAGGGTCATTTATCAATACACTAACGCACATGATGGGTTATAGAAACTACGATACTAAAGACTGTAGCACTAACATATGGTGGTTAGGATATTTTATGTGGGGCGAAGGTTGGCACAACAATCATCACAATCAACCAAACAATTCTACGTTTGGCGAGAAGTGGTGGGAATACGATATAGGTAGCAAGTTCATAAAATTACTAGAGGTAAAAACAAAACCTTAATGGACGAACTATCAACTATATTAGAACAATCAACCGCTATCAGGACTGCTGTATTGCCAGAGGTACGAGATTTAATCTCGAATGTAGTACCCGACGTTGATGGGGTACGACCATATGGTACGTCTATTATAGAATGGTTAAGACCCATGATAGATTTGTCGGACTTTAACGTATACCCGACCAATGGAATCACTGAAGGTTTGAATTGGTGGTTTTACAAAGAGCAACGCGGCGTTGATATGCTGTCCGGAGATTATCAATGGATAAAGCCAAAACCAGGTAACGGTAAAATATTATACCTTAGCTGCCCTAGCAGCATAGATGGAAACTTTTGTAATATCCCAACAGATATTCCTGTTGCTTTAGATTTAGCATATGTCGGAAGTACTAAGATTAGGCCAATACCCATAGCAGACAATGTAGAAATTGTGTTCTATAGCTTAAGTAAAAGCTTCGGAATCCGTAATATACGAACAGGATGGATCTTTACTAGAAAACAAGATAAAGATTTAGATCTACTAACAAATAGTGCAAAATACTACAATTATTATGCGCTAGATGTTGCAGAAAAAATCTTGAATACATTTAGTGTAGACTATGTATACAAGCGGCTATGCGACGAACAAACCCGCATTTGCAACTTGTTAAATATAACCCCTAGTGACAGCGTTTGGTTAGCTAATAGTGAATCAGATACTTACGTTAAATTTAAAAGGAACAATTCAACAGCAAGAATTTGCTTATCGAAAGTGTATAATTATGAACCTCAGAAAACATAGATTTCCAGCATGTGCTGTATTACCAAATGTAAAGTTTGACATCTCTAAATTGCGAGACGAAGTTGTACGACTTAATAAAGAATGGGTAAATGTTTATCAAGCTAACAGAGGGTTATGTGCAACACATGAAAATCTTGCAGCAGATAACTATCATCACTTTGACCAGATCAATCTTACTTACTTCGAGCCCAGCTTAAATGACATTATAGATTTAACAGAGCTTCGAGCAGAATGCAAGGTTGCTGCAAATTCTAAAGAGCTAGGTGAGACAAAGACTGCCCGATATAGAACTAAGGTTAATAGACTAGCTGCATTACCGCCTGCCATGAACGAGCACAATTGGTATCATCCTTTGCCTATATACGAGAACAGCTACATGAAGGAAGCTATCGAAAGTCAATTCAAAGCTAAGCCTATCAGAGTAAGACTTAGTCGTATTAAAGCAGGTAAGTATCTAACCCCTCACATAGACTATGATACAACGTATGCGATAAGAATCATTGTGCCCATACAGGGTACAGATGATGTATTCAATACATGTTGGCCACGTAATATACGAGAAGAACATCACTTAGATGCAAATGGTAGTGCTTACTTTCTTAACACAGGATACAAGCATGGCGTCGAACATCGTGGTACAGAAGATAGAATTGCACTAATGTTTAGTTTACCTACGCAAGAAGATGTCCGGGATATCATTCTAAAGTCAGACAATGAGTAATGTAGAATCCGAGCCAGTACTGGAGATCACAGTGTACGATAATGTATATGTTAAGCCGTATGATACCTCATACAAATCCAAAGTAGATGCATTCTTGGAGGCTGCTATAGCAGAAGGTAACGACTCGTATAGATCTAGCAAGTTCCATCCAGAGAATATAAATGGCCATACTTGGATGACATTTGTTGGTGATGAGTTAGCAAGCATAAGTGCTGTAGAACGTAGCCATTATACCGGCGATCCAGATATAGCAGGCAGAGTATGTAGATATCATATTCTAAAAAAATTCAGGCATAGTAACGCCGGATTCAGAATGCTAAATGATCAGGTTGTATGGGCTAAAGAGGTTGGTCTCAAGGTACTGTACTGGACACATGATGTAAACAACAAAGCATTAAATGCACTATACCAACATAAGCGCACAATGCCATTCAGAGGTGAGGGTGTCCCATATTTCATGACAGACACTTATAAGGCATTTGTCTTACAACCTAACATGATTTTCAAAGTAAGTCAGAAAAGCGATTTCCTACAATATGTTTATGCAAATGTATTAGATCCTAATTACATATGGCATCCAATATATCCTACTATAATATATTATGATCATAACGGTGACATAACCGATGAAGTTAAGGCGGCTGTATTACGGGCGCAACACTAATTCAATTGTCTCATACATGTTGTTATCAACCGCATCTAATAGAAACTTAGCAGCATAATCATATGGTATCTTACCATCACTGTCGCCCAAGTAGCCTGGTTTGAATATCATAAGTTTGCAACCATTTCTGTCGTGACTGTTTACAAGCTGATATGTTGCAACATCTAATGCTTTTTTTATCGTGCTATACATGCATGGTTGCAGCCGCCATTCTGCTGCATTGCTCGCCATACTACCCACAGTTACAATTAACTTTTTATTAGACTTCCATTTGTTATATACATCATACAATAATTCTAATTGTCCGAACTTGTCGTATGCATTATTGATAAACACATCGCAGTCTGTTATAGAAGATATTATAGATTGTCGGGCGGTGCTGCTAGTTATGTCATAGCCCGTGCTTTTACTAAAGCCGACAACAATATGACCATTCATAATCGCATATTCTGATAAGCTTCGTCCTAATCCCGATGTATGTCCTGTGATAGCTATCTTCATTATTTGTCCCCTGATATAGATATGCAATGTACATTGCACGGACTGTCTAAGATGTATTTGACTGCCTGCACTATATCTCTATGCTTTATATTGTTAGCTATTTTTATAGTATGAAACTCTGTCTCAGTATCACCAATATAGATTATAAATTTACTTAAATGTTGCCGTGCTAACGATATGTCATCGGTTATTAATATATCACATCTATCAATATCCGTATGTGTATTAAAGTATTGCTTGAGCATATCACTATTAAACGTCTGACATATGTTGTAATCTTGTGTCCATCTTGTTACTAACGTATCTGTCTTTGCCATCTGTATTACTTCGTCATACGACTTGTCAAAATGGAACAACAAGTTGTATCTCGGTTGATCAGAATAATTAACTCCGTTGTGTATTGTTTTAGCATTGGTAACAACAGGATTGCTATAGTAATAATCTAACTCTTCACCATCTATCTTAAATTTAATCAAGTGTTTAGTATAGTCAATAGGTAATATTAAAGTGCAACCCCTTGTAGAATCTGTGTGATATCCAGTCTCATCACCCGGTGGTACATAGCTAAAACTATATGTAGTAGAGTCTAGTAATCTATTCTTAATTCGTATAGCTTCTATGCTAATAGGGAACACTATATCCCTATGTGTGCTGAAAAAAGTGTTACCCCGGTCAGCAGTGTATTGTGGCCAATGTTTTATACTACATAAAGTCTCATATAGGAATTCTCTGTCGT